CGCGCGGCACGGTGTATGCGGGCGCGGCCCATGTGCCGCCGCCGTTGTTCCACGACAGCGAGTCGAGCGCGAGCACGGTGTTCGCCGTCGTCGTCAAGTTCATCGCTGCGTTGCGGAACGCGCGGAACGTCGTGATCGGTGTCGCCGTACCGCTCGGACCGACCGGACCCTCGGGGCCCTCGTCGCCTTGCGGGCCCGCCGGTCCTTCGGGTCCGCGGTCGCCTTGCGGACCCGGCACCGTCGACGCGTCACCCTGGGGTCCGGGCGGTCCGGTGTTGCCGGTCGGTCCGGTCGAACCCGGCGGACCTTGCGGACCGCGGATGATCCCTACGTCGGTCCAGCCCGGTGCGAGCGTCACGTCGCTCCGGTCCACACGACGAGCGTGCCGGAGTCTTCGAGATACCACGCATCGCCTGGGATCTGTCCGCTTGTCGGCAACTCGGTCGCGTCCGCGACGGACCCGCGGAAGCGGAAGCCGGGTCCGGGGTCGCCTTGTTGTCCGGGCGGACCTTCGGGTCCGGTGTTGCCGGTCGCGCCGGTGGCGCCGGTCTCGCCGCGCGGTCCGGTGTCGCCGGTGGCGCCGGGCGCGCCCGGTTCGCCTTGTTGTCCGGGCGGACCTTGCTGTCCGGTCTCGCCGCGCGGTCCGGTGTCGCCGGTGGCGCCGGGCGCGCCCGGGTCACCTTGCGGACCTGTCTGACCAAGTTCGCCTTGTGGTCCGCGCTCGCCTTGCGGTCCGCGGATGACGCCAACGTTGGTCCAGCTCATGGCGTTACCACTCCCCACACCCACAAGTCGTTGCCGATGATGTAGGCCTCGCCGACGAACGCGCCGGGGTCGGGCAACAGCGCCGGCGATTCGAGCGTGCCCTGTATGCCCGCGAGCGCACCGAGTCCGGGCGGACCTTGCGGGCCCGTCGGACCTTGGGGTCCGGGCGGTCCGAGTCCGCCGCCCGCCTTGGTGATGTCGACCTCGAATGCTTCGAGGTCGTGCTCGACGTCGAGCACTTCGGCGCGGCCACCGACCACGTCGGTGATGTCGACCTCGAGGCGGGCGCCGCGCGCGACGACCACGTCGGCCCGAGCGCCACGCGTGACGTCGACGTTGGGGCGCGTCGCGCCGGTGACGTCGACGGAGTCGATGCGCCGGGTCATACGCGCGTCACGTCCGGATGGAGCTTGACGCCGCCGGCGACGAGGGTGGTGACCCACTCGTCCTGTTCGAGCTCGACGTCCCACACCGTGTCGGCGGGCAGCTGCGCCGAGACCGCGGCGGCGAGGCGGAGCGAGATGACGTTGTCCTCGATGCCGGTGACGAACTCGCCGGCGACGCTGTCGGACTCGTGCGACGTGCGGACCTGCGCGTGCACGACGGCGCCGGTCAGGTCGGCGGGGTCGCCGCTGTCGTCAGCGAGCACGAGCCGCATCCCGAAGTCGTCGCCGCGGTACAGCTCCAAGTTCACGACGCGGGGCAGCGCGCTCAGGTTCACGGGCCCGCCGTCACCGTTGCGCGCCTGCGGCACGTCGAGCTGGGTCGCGGTGTTTCGGGTCATGCGAACGCCAGGTGTGCTCATCCTGCCGGTCCTGTCACTCGTCGCAAGTCGGCTTCCACGTAGCGTTCCTTCGGACCCCAGGGCAGCGCCCAGCGGCGCGGCGGTCCGATCACCTCGAACGTCAGGCCGTTGTGGCGCACGCGGTCGCGTCCGGTGATCGGCGTGCCCCACAGCAGCCAGATGCGAGCGTCGACGCGCTGCTCGTCGCGCTCGACCATCGTTTCCGACTCCGGGCGCACGCCGATCGGCTGCACGCACGCCACCACGTCGCGCTCGGTCGTGCGATCCCAGTCGGGCACGTCGGCGCCGTAGGGGTCGGTCGAGCGCTCGGCGGTGACAATCGTGGCGCGCTCGCGCATGAGCGATCCCAGGCTCACACGTAGTCCTCGTCGGGCACGATCACGAGCGCGTCGTCGCGTCCGAAGTCGATGAACCCTTCGGCGAACGGGTCGACAGCGAAGGGGCTCGGAGTCCACACCGAGCCGTTGCGGTGAGCCGGTCGGGCCCACGGCCCGAGTTGTTCAAGCTCAGCGTCGGTGAGCCCGAGCCCCTTCGCACCGAAGTATCCGACACGGTAGGAGCCAAGCGCTTCGCTCGACGCTTGTGTCGGGTTCGCCATGACGCGCACGACCACCGTCGCGACGACGCCGGCGACGAGGGTGGGCACCTCGTCGGGCAGCGGCACCGTGGCGGCTTCCACCGCGGCGCTCGCGTGCTCGATGAGCCACTCCACCCGCGCGCGGTCGTCGTCGGGCACGGGCACTCCGGACAGGAACGCCACGTCCTCGACGGTGGCCAACGCGGTCATCAGCTCGAGGACCGCTTCGCGGTCGCGCCGGTCGCCTTCATCGGTGCCGACGTTTCCTCGGGTCCGCCGGCGCCGCCCGCACCGGCGCGCTCGGCGCCCTTGACGGTCGAGAACGGGAACGTGAAGTCGTTGGTGCGGCGAGAGAGCGGCTTGCCGACGACGTACCCGAGGCGCATGTGCACACGCATCAGGATCTGGTCATCCTGGAACGCGTTGACGACGACCTTGCCGTCCTCGTCGGTCACCACCGCGTCGGTGCTCTGATCGACGCGCAAGTCCTGACGGATGCCGACGATGAGCTTCGACCAGTCGCCGGTGATCAGGTCTACGACGTCGGGATCGAACACGCCGCCCGCCGAGTACATGATGGGCAGTCCCCACAGCGTGCCGGGCGCCCCGGCGGTGAGCGCGGGCGCGAAGATCGGCTGCCCGTCACTCGCGCGCAGGCCGCGCAGCTGCCCGTTGATGGAGATGTCGGCGGCGTGCCCGGTGATCGCGAGTCCGGCGCTCTCCACGTCGATCATCGCTTGATTGACGGACTCGGCGAGGTCGGGTTGTCCGCTCGCCGCCGGGGTGTGCGGACCGCCGTAGGCGGCGATCGCTTGTCCGGCGATCCCGCCCGCACCTTGCGCGACGAACGTCGGCGGCGCGTTGACGCCGAACAGGATCGCGGTGTCGATGCTCCAGCTGATGGCGTCGACCATGTACTGGCGGACCTCGGGCCATACCGGGATGCCCGCGTCGTCGATGAGCGCTTCCGGTACGGCGATGATCGCGGCGACTTCCTCCGCGGTCAGTCGGTCGCTCGTCCATGCGATCGTCGTCACCGGCTTGCGGCCGCCGATGCCGTTGACCCAGCCCGACGTCGGGAGGGTCTTCATAATCGGGATGGTCACCGCCGCGGTCGGCATCGTCTGTGTGCGCGCCAAGCGCATGACGACGCTCTGCTCGCGGATGGCTTGGATGATTTCGCGAGAGATGGAGACCGGAACGAGTTGCTCCGGGATGATCACATCGTTGTTTCCGTTGGGCATGACACCTCCAAGCGTTCGTAGGACTTGAACTGCTTGGGCATCACGCCCCGGTCACCGCGGCCTCTCGCCTTGGCGACTCGCCGCTCGCGCGGCTTCTGCGTGAGCGCACTCGCGCTCGCGCATCGCTGTCGAGTATGCGCCGGTGCTACTGAGCGCGCAAACGACGCAGCCAGGACTCGCCGTCCGATGACGGCGGCGCCGGCGAGCCCGGCGCGCCGCGCGTGCCCTGGGGCGCACGCGGTGGCTTGCCGTTGTCGGCAGGCTTGGCGAGGTAGGGCTTCGATCGCAGCAGGTCGTCAATCGCCGCTCCGATGGCGACGGTGTCGATCGCGCCGTCCTCGTCGGCTTCGAAGCGGGTGAGGTCCAACAGCGCGACGACCGCGTCGGGGTCGACGGACTTGTCGGCGGCTCGGGCCCGCACCTCGGCGGCGAGGAGCTTGGTGCTCACCTCTCCGAGCGCTTCGGAGCGCCCGGCGGCGTGCGCTTCGGCGACGGCACGCTCGGACTCGCTCAGCGAGTTGCGGCGGAGGTCTTCGAGCTCGGTGGCGACCCGCTTGCGTTCGCGCCGTTCGAGCGCGAGCGCCTTGCGGAGTTCGTCGGCCTCGTTGGGTCCGGACTCGGGCTCGTTGTCGTCGCCGCTGCCGTCGTCGGGCTGTTCGGGTTCCTCACTCGTTTCGTCGTCGGTCACGTTGGTCACGCTCCTGTTGTGTCTTGGCGCGGATGATCGGCCCGGTCTCGGAGTCCACGATCATCGAGTCCGCTTCGACGGCCTCGCGGTCGATCGCCGGCGGGCCCCACACGATGTCTTCGTCGGCGTCCCAGCTGAACTTGCGCGGGTCTCTCGGCGGCGGCGTCATGGCTTCCACTCCGGTTTCAGCACGATGTGCCCGGGTCCGGGCACGTCGACAATCTGCCACCACAGCCCGCGCGGTAACAGCAGCTCCTGTTCGGTCTCGGTCAGCTCACCGGATCCGAGCAGCTCGAACGGCGCGGCGGGGAAGCCTTCGGGCAGTCGGATCTCAGCGAGCGTGCCGCCGAACCCTTCATCGGCAATCTCCGAGCTGCGAGTCGTGGACACGAAGCCGTCGTCACGGAACCGCTGACCGACCGTGTTCAGTCGATTGACGTGCGCGCCCTCGCCCATCCCGCGGTAGACCGTCGCTTGGCGCGGGAGGCGGTACTTGTCGATGGCGCGGTCGATGAGCGGCGCGTCGTCGTCGGTCACTTGGATCGCTTGGGGGCTGGCGTTGGCGCGCGGCTTGCGGAGTGTCCGGTTGATCGTGTTGTAGGTGCCGCCTTGATAGGCGTGCAACGCGGTGCCCTCGGCCGGGGTCAGCGCGCGGCGGTAGGCGAGCTTGCCGGTCAGGTCGTAGTAGTCGAGCGGCGGGTAGTCGAGTTCGCTGCCGGGCGGGAGCTTGACGCTCGCAATCTCGTCGTCGTGGATCCACGTGACCGGCGCGATGCCGCAGCCGCAATGCGGGTGCGCCGGCGCCAGGTCACCGACGTTGTAGGTGTTCGTCGCGATCAGCAGACAGAACGGGCACGCCTTGTACGCGGGCACTCGCCGGTACCCGGCGACGCCCTTGGTGTTGGCGAACGCGTCGACGACGGTGCTGCGGTAGACCACGCCGACGTCGGTCATGGCGAGCCCGCGCGCGTCACGGGCGCCCATCTCTCGCGCTTCGTCCCAGCTGTGACCCTCGAACAGCGCGTTGCGCATCGTGATCACCGGCCGCGCGTAGGCCTCTTCCACGGTGACACCCGAGCGCATGTTGGCGAGCACCTTGGCGACGTCGGCCTGACCGGACGCGAGGCCGAGTTCGTCAGTCATCCTGGCGGCTTGCGCTTGTGCTTGGAGTGCGGCGGCGTCGTGGACCCCGCGCATCTGCGGCACGAACGTTTCCAGCCAGGCGTTCAGCTCGTCGTCGGACGCGCCGCCGAGCGCCATGAAGGCGTTGTAGGCCGAGTCGCCGGCGCGCTCGGCCATGCCCGCGGCGACATGCTGTCCCATACGGGCGAACCCTGAGACGGTCGGGTCAGGCGGGGCCCGGAGTGCCACTCGGTATCACCGGAGGCGGGAGCGGCGGCGGCGGCGGGATCGGCGCGGCGAGCGCGGTGAGCATCGCTTCGGCCGCTTGCATCTGCCGCCACCGGATCACCTCTTGCGGCGAGGCGCCCCACCGTTGCCAGAGCACCTCTTGCGGGACGCCGAGCGTGCCCATCTTCAACAGCGCATCGACGCGCTGGGACTCGGAGCGGGTCTCGAAGTCCATCCAGATGACTTCGGCGGCGACGTCGACGGCGCGGGCGTCACCGATCGCGCCGAACGCCAACCGCATGACGTCCTCCCACGCTTCGCCGATGTGCTGGGAGCGCCGGCGGACCTTGGAGACGAGGCCGGTCTCGGCAGCCTTCAACGCGTCACCGCTCGCGTTGACAATCTCGCCAAGGAGGTAGTGCGGCGGCGTCTTGGTGATCGCGGCGAGGTGCGTCACGTCGGCGGCGACGGAGCGGATGTACCCGGCGAGGTCGGACTCGCCGAACTCGCCGAAGCGCACGGTCTCGTCTTCCGCGACGAGCAGCCGGTCGACCGCAATCTCGAACGGCGATTGCAGCACCTCGTTGCCTTGCCCGTCGGTGATCGGCTCGCCGGTCACGGGGTCGCGCATCGACGGCAGCGTGAGGCCGGTGACCCACTTCTGACGGAACGCGGCGTACTCGGTCGCGATCATCCGGTTGAGGATCGTGGTGTTGATCCGGTCTTGGATGCTGATGATGCCGTCGACTTCGGAGCGGCCCGGCACTTGCCCGGCTTCGAGCGGCTCGGTGCGCGGCCACGGTTGCAGCTCGACCACGGGCACGGCGCCGAGCGGGTTGTTGTTGACGTCGACCTCTTGCCAGGATCCCGGCGGCACGTCGGGCGGCACGTCGGTCGTGCCGAACGTGAGCAGCGGGTTGTCGGTCATCCACTCGTACGACGTTTCGGGAGTGGCGAGCCAGCAGTGGTAGGTGCCGTCGATGTCTGGCCACACCTTGAGGCTCGCGAGCGTGGTGCGGCGGTTCGCCGGGTCGTGCATCACGATCGTTTGGTAGGGGTGCTCGGGCGCGATCCTGACGCCGACCGGCGAGGACTCGTCGGGCCAGACGCTGACGTAGTTGACGCCGCAGATGAGCGCGTCGGTCTGCGCGAGTTCGGCATCGGCGTCCATGCCGTTCGCTTGCCAGATCAGCCACGCATCCTCGTCGCCGCCCTGATCACCGAACCGGAAGCCGACGACCTGCAAACGCTCGGCCACCGAATCGATGACGAGCTGGATCCAGTTCGTCCGTGACTGCGCGAGCAGGCGGCGGTAGGCGTCCCGAGCGGCCTTCGGCGCGCGCGGCAGCGGGTGGTCGCCCTCGTAGTAGTCGAAGTGCCGGCGGAGCGTCGGCTGCCGTGCGAGCAACTCGTTGAAGAGCACGTCGCGCAGCCACTCCGCTTGATCCGGTTCGGTGTCCGGAACGAGGAACGTCACGCGGTGCAGAGGCTACGACGCTTCGTCGTAAGGCTCACGCACCTAGAACCCGGCGACGCGGCCCTTGGGTTTCGGCACCGGGGTCCGGAGCCATCCGTCGACCGCGTTGGCGAGCGCGGCGATCGCGTCGATGCGCGCGGCGCGCCGCTGACGGTCGGGCTTGACGAGGCGGAGGTTCTCGCTCGGGTCCTGGCGCACCTCCGCGCACGACGCGCACCAGGCGGCGACGGGGTTTCCGCCGACCTCGAGGTGGCGTTTGCGGAGCTGGCGGTCGATCTCCTTCAAGGCGCCCGAGTGCCCGGCGAAGCCTTGCGACACGAGCGACACGTTCAGCTGGGGCACGTCGCGCTGCGCCCACGCCACGGTGCTCGCGCTGTTCCACGGGTCGATACCGAGGTCCGCCACCGCGAACGTCGACAGGTCGGCGGCGATCTGCTCGTGCAGCGGCTCGTAGTCGACCACGTCGCCATCCGTCACGGTGCACCACCCGGCTCGGGCCCACTGTTCGAAGGCGCCGCCGGTGATCCGGTTGAGGGTGTCGATCGCGGCTTGCGGGACGTAGTGGCGCCACAGCGCGACGGCGCGCCGGTCGTCGTCGCCGGGGAAGTACCAGCACAGCGACGTCAGGTCGCTCACGGCCGAGAGGTCGAGTCCGCCGTGGCAGCGGCGCCCGACGAGGTCGAGCTCGTCCACGTTGGCGCCGGTGCGCCAGCGGCCGGCGGGCAGCCAGCGCGACTCGGCCCGCTGCCAGATGTTCAAGCGGAACTGTCGGAACGACTTGGCCTTCGTGGGCTCGAGGAGCGCTTCGGCGGCTTCGTCACGCAACGCCTGCAAGCTCAGGAAGGATCCGACCGCCGGGTTCGCGGCGCGGAGCGCTTGCTCGTCGTTCAGCTGCGCCTCGGGCACGGCGGCACGGATCCAGACGTAGCGGCGGCGGTCGAGCGTGGCGTCGGCGGCGACCCGGCGGCAATAGTTTTCCTCGTTGGCGGCGAAGCTCACCGGGTCATCACCGACAGTGGTCGCCGCGACCATGAGCGCTTGGGGCCGCGTGCCCATCGCGGTGCGGAGTGCGTTCCACAGCGCGTCGTCGGGCTGCGTGCAGACCTCGTCGAACATGACGCCGTGGACGTTCTCGCCCAGCGCGTGTTCGGCGTCGGCCGAGATGACTTCGTAGTAGGAGTTGGTGGCGTTGTCCGCGATCCTGACGGCCTCGTTGCCGCGCACGATCGTGATGCGACCCGCGTCGAGCGCCGGGCGGAGCTTGGGCGACAGTTCGATCATCGTGGCGGCGACGGCGAAGACCTTGAGTGCTTGGCGCTTGGTGCCCGCGCAGCCGATCAGCTCGGCGCCTTCCTCGCCGTCAGCCAACAGGAGGTACAGCGCGATAGCGGCGAGCAGCTCGCTCTTGCCGTTCTTGCGACCGGCGCTCAGCCACACGACGCGGTAGACCCGGACCCACTCGCGGTACTCGTCGGACCACTCGACCCAGCCGAAGACCGGCTCGATGATTTCGGTGCGCTGCCAGTCGGTCAGCTTGAACGGCTTGCGCGACCACCGCGACTTCGTGTGTACGCAACACGTTTCGATGAAGTCGATCGCTCGGCGGGCGCGCGGCGCACAGAGATGTCGGCCGTGCCCGTCGCACTCCCAGGGTCCGTCGTGATCGGCGCGCCACCACACCGCCGGCGAGCACGGTCGGCGGGAGCGATCGCCGCCGGGCTCGGGGCTCGTGCAGCACGCGGCGTGCGCGCTCTGCGTGGTCACCCGAGGAAGCGCGCGGCCTCAGGGTCGAGCGGAGCGCCGCCGGGCGCGCCGGATGCGAGCCGGGCCCGGATCTGAGAGCGTGACGCGGGCGTGAGCCCGAACTCGCGGCACCACGCCAGCACGTCGCGGCCTGCTTCGCGCGCGAGCAGCGCCGCCGGGTTGCGGCGGGGCTGGCGCTTCTCGTCGATGATCAGCGGCCCGACACTGTTGACGAGGTTTGAGGTGCGCTCGAAGTCCCACCAGCGCTGCGCCAAGGCGAGCAGCGCGAAGCGATCGCCCGCGCCGAGCACGCCGGTCGGCGCCAGCACCTCGACCAGCGCATCCCAGGTCCGGAGCACGTTGTCGTCAACGTCGACCGGCCGCGGCGGCGCGCCGGGCTCGAAGTGCAGCTCGTCGTCGTTGATGCGGCTGGGGCGCTCACCGTGTAACAGCTTGAGTGCGGTGGGGCGCGGGCGGCGCCCGGTTTTGGCCACCTCAGCCCCGCCCGTAGCGGGCCCGGAGAGGGCCCTCAGGGGCGATCTGAGCCCTTCCGGCGCCCCAGGCGGCTGTTCGGGGCCCAGCGACGGCCTGGGACAAGTACGGGGACATCTGCCGCTGGGGACTCGGCGTGCGCCCAACCCTTCGGGCCGCGCCGGCGGTCGGGGGGTGCCCCCACCTCGTGGTGAGCGCCAGCGCAGCCGGAGCGGTCACGTCGTGAGCCTTGGCGGTCGACCGAACGAGCCGTCGTCGCGCGCGGTGCGGCGCGAGTGACACGAGGCGCAACGTGCTTCGAGGTAACGCTCGGCGTCGGGGTCAGACACGCCCCCAGCGAGCAGCCCCCTCCTCGACGTCGGTGCGTGATCGGCGTGTTGCGATGGTGCGCCGCAGTCGACACACACGCGATGCGTACGTAGGAAGTCCGCTGCCCTCCTGGCCCACCGCTGGTCGTAGCCCTGTGACGTAGGGGTGCCTCGTGCCCGGTTGTTCAAGCGCTGCTGCGCGCGCTTGAAGGCGAAGCGGTGCTCGTCACATGGCGAGAGGTTCGGGCAGCCGGCGACCGAGCAACGACGACGAGCGGCGATCGGCACGGCGACCATCATGGCGCATCGACCTACGACGTAGCACCATGAGTGAGATGGCGACGCGAGCAGCGAGCAAGTCGAACGGTACGGCGGCGCCGAGACAAGTCGAGCTGGTCGACCTCGAAACGTTGGTGCCGCATCCGGACAACCCGAAGCAGCACGACCTCGGGCTCATGCGACAGAGCGTCGGCACCTTCGGCTACATCGAACCCATCGTGGTCGACGGACGCACCGGCTTCCTGATCAGCGGCCACGGCCGACGTGACCTCTTGCTCGACCAGCGCGCCAAGGGCGAGCAGCCACCGGACGGCGTGGTGCTCGACCCCAGCTCCGGCCGCTGGCTTGTCCCTGTCGTGCAGGGCTGGGCCTCCCGCTCCGACGCTGAGGCACGGGCGGCGCTCGTCACGCTGAACCGCACCGGCGAGGTCGGCGGCTGGGACAAGGACAAGCTGCTCGAGGTGCTGCAAGCGGCGAGCGCCGACGACTTGCTCGCCGTCACGGGCTACACCGACGCTGATGTCGCTCGCATGTTGAAGCCGCCGAGCGACGGCAGCCTGCTCGCTCGCAGCGACGTGACGTTGGCGGAGCCGAGCGTCGAAGTGCACCACGGCGAGGTGTTCGCGATCCGTGAGCGGCACCGGCTCGTGATCGCTGACGTGATGCGCGACTGGCCACTGTGGTCACCGATGCTGTCGGCCGATGCGCTGTTCGTCCCGTACCCGGGTCCGTACGCGGCGCTCGGTGTCGCCGCCGATCGCCACACGCTGATCCTCGTGCAGCCCGACGCGTACATCGCCGGGCATCTGATCGACAAGACCCGAGCGGTGCACGGCGACGAAGCGGCCGTGCGGCTGTCGTGATCGCGACGGGCGGCTGTTGGGATCCCGACGACCGCCACAAGTACTTCCTCGCCGCCGACCTCGGACGCCAGCAGTGGGTCGCGGTGCTGCACGCCAACGTCCTCGTGAGCGCGCACAAGATCCGAGAGGACACGCCGCGCGTCGACTTGCTGTTGGAGCAGAACAAGTGCGTGATGCTCGACTCCGGCATCTTCTGGCTGACGAACGAACACAAGCGGGCGCACGGCCTGACGATGAACGACGCGCTCGCCCTCGCGCCAGAGGACATCGACGGGTTCGATGAGCTGTGGGATCGCTACGTGCGGCTCGCCAAGCGGTACGCCACGGAGTGGTGGGGTTACGTCGAGCTCGACCAGGGTGGCGCGGCCCGTAAGCGTGAGACCCGCCGGCGCCTCCACGACTTGGGGCTGCGACCGATCCCGGTGTATCACCCGCTGAACGATGGTTGGGATTACTTCGATGAGCTGGCGTCGGAGCATGACCGGATCTGCTTCGGCAACATCGTGCAGGCCGACCGTGCGACACGGGTGCGGCTGCTCGCCACCCTCGCCGAACGCAAGCGCGCCTACCCGGACTTGTTCGTGCACGTGCTCGGCCTCACGCCGAACGAGTTCATCAACGCCTTCCCGGTCGACTCGGCGGACAGCAGCACATGGCTAAACATCGTGCGCTGGGACGGCTACCACGAGCGCGGCATGTTGAAGCCGCTCGGCAACATGGACCACGACTATCAGTACCTCGTCGGTGACAACGACGAGACGAGCCCGACGAACGACAAGCGGGCGGTGGCGATGGCGGCGGTCGGCGCGGCGTGTCACGAGCGCGGGTGGCGTCACTGGATCGACCGCTGCGCTGAGGTCGGGATCCCAGCGTGAGCACCGAGCAGCTCGAGGTGGTCGTGCGGACGGCGTTCGCCGGTACGCACCGCTGGCCAGAGGCGCCGGTGTCGCGCGCCTACTTGGCGAACGTGCACCGCCACTTGTTTCACGTGGAGGCGTGCGTGAGTGTCGACGCCGGACGCGACATCGAGTTCCACGATCTGCTCGACTCGGTGCGGCGAGCGATCCGTACGCTTGGGATCAGTGCGGGCGCCGGCGGCGTGGCGCTGGGGTCGATGTCGTGCGAGGACATCGCGACCGTGCTGGCGCACGAGCTGATCGCGGAGCACGGATCCGACCGGCGCATCGAGGTGGGCGTGTGGGAGGACGGCGAGTGTGGCGCCCGTTACCGGAGCGCTCCGTGACCTACACGATCGCCAAGCGCTTCACGTTCGCGGCGTCGCATGTGCTGCACGGACTCGCTGAGGGTCACAAGTGCGGGCGCCTCCACGGCCACAACTACGACGTCGTGGTCGAGCTGCAAGCGGACACGCTGGGCAGCACCGGGTTCGTCATGGACTACGGCGACCTCGATGCGTTCGCTGAGCTGCTCGTCGAGGTCTACGACCACCGCCACTTGAACGACGTGGTCGACGGGCAGCCCTCGGCGGAGCGTTTGGCGCGCCAGCTGTACGACGAAGCCGCCAGCGTGCTCGACCTGCCGCTCGGCGCCACGCTCGCCGCTGTTCAAGTGTTTGAGACCCCGCGCACGATGGCGGAGTACCGGCCGTGAGCGCGGGCACGATGCTCGTGTCGGAGGTGTTCGGTCCGACCGTGCAAGGCGAGGGCCCGAGCGCCGGGCGCCGGGCGGCGTTCGTGCGGCTCGGGCTGTGCAACCTGAACTGTCAGTGGTGCGACACGCCGTACACCTGGGACTGGGAGCACTACGACCGGCGCGCCGAGCTGGAACGCATGCGGCCGTCCGACATCGTCGCTCGGGTTGACGAGATGGGTGTCGAGCTCGTCGTCGTCACCGGCGGTGAGCCGTTCGTGCAACGCGCCGCGCTCGAAGCGCTGTTGGTCATGCTGCGGGCGGAGCACCGGGTTGAGGTCGAGACGAACGGCACGATCGCTCCGGGCACGTGCGGGCCGCTCGCTCGCTTCAACGTGAGTCCGAAGCTCGCGCACGCGCATGTCACTCGGGCGCCGGCGATCGTGCCCGACGTGCTCGACGCCTTCGCGCACTGCGACGGCACGGCCTTCAAGTTCGTCTGTCAGCGCGAGTCGGATCTGCTCGAGGTCGACGGCGTGATGGGATCCGTGCCGGCGATCGTGCCGTCGATGGTGTGGGTGATGCCGGAGGGCCGCACTCCCGACGAGTTGCGAGTGCACAGCTCGGCGGTGGTCGACGGCGCGATCGCTCGGGGCTTCAACGTCACGGGCCGACTGCACATCGAGTTGTGGGGCGACGAGCGTGGTCGCTGACCTGTCGTGGTCCGATGTCATGCGCGCTGCCGGTGGCGTCGCTGATCGGTGGCGCGACGTGCGCGGAGTCCGCAACGTCTACGGCGTGCCGCGCGGCGGGATCGTGCCCGCGGTGCTCGTCGCGCACTGGCTCGGGTGCGGGCTGATCGAAGTGCCGAGCAAGGGCACGCTCGTCGTGGACGACGTGGTCGACTCGGGCATGACGCTCGGCAAGATCCGAGAGTCCTACGACGGTGCCATCGTCGGCGTCGACGCGCTGTACCGGAAGTCTCGGGCGCCGGCGGCGCTCGCTCCCGACGCGGCGACGATTGACGACTGGCTCGTGTTCCCGTGGGAGCGGATGACGAACGAAGCGCTCGGGCCCGCTGACGCGGTGGTCCGGCTGTTGGAGTTCGTCGGCGAGGACCCGGCACGTGAGGGACTCCGCAACACCCCGGCTCGGGTCGTGCGCGCGCTCTCGGAGATGACACGCGGCTACTCGCTGGATCCGGCGGTGGCGCTCGGCACGACGTTTGTCGACGACCGCTGCGACGAGATGGTCGTGTGTCGCGGGATCGACTTCACGTCGCTGTGCGAGCATCACCTGCTGCCGTTCAGCGGCGACGCCGTCGTCGGGTACGTGCCCGGCGATCGCCTCGTCGGCCTCTCGAAGCTCGCTCGGCTCGTGGAGGTCTACGCGCAGCGGCTGCAAGTGCAGGAGCGGCTCACGGTGCAGATCGCCGACGCGCTGACGGAGCACCTCGCACCGCGAGGCGTCGGCGTCGTCGTGCGAGCGCGGCACTCGTGTATGGCGTGCCGCGGTGTCCGCAAGCAGCACGCCGAGATGGTCACGTCCGCGCTGAGCGGCTTCATGCGCGACGACGCGGCCGCCCGGGCGGAGTTCCTCGCGCTCGCTCGGGCCGATGCCAACGTTGTCTAGCGATCCGATGCGCTTCCGGAGGGTCGCCACGACGTAGGCGCCCGGGCGCCGTTGTCCGGATGCCGTGGCGCCCCAATCGACCACGTTTCACAGTGTGTTTGTCGAGCGAGTGTCACTTGCGGGCCCGGAGTCGAGAGGGTGGGCGCAGCTCGGATCCGACCGGATCTGAGCACCAGCGCCCCTCGCGGGGCTTGACATAGGAGCAACACACAATGGCTACCAAGACAGTGAACAAGGCGCGCGCTCGCAAGGCGGTCCGGGCTAACGGTGCGACGAAGCGCACCGCCAAGGCTGCCCCGGCGAAGGCGGCACCGAAGACCGGCAACGGCGTGAGTGCCGCGGTCAAGTCGGCGCTGACCCAGCTGGGCAAGGACGCCGAGACCGAGCGCAAGGCCTACGACGCCAAGGTCGCAGCGATCGTGTCGCTGTACGGCAAGGGCGTCGGGATCACCGAGCTTGCCGAGGTTGCGGGCATGAGCACCGCCGGTGTTCGTCGCATCGTCACCCTCAACAAGTAACCGTGGTCCTGCTCACGTGTCCGGTCTGCGGCGACAAGCAGATGCCGTTCGAGCGCCAGAGCGTCAACGTCTGGCTGTGCGGCGGATGCGGCTCGACTTGCAGCACGGACGAACTGACGGAGTCCAACCCGGACTTCCGCCCAACAACCCGACGCCGGTAACGGCGTCACGAGTAGGCGAGGTGCCCCGGCTTCGGTCGGGGCGCTCTCGCGATAGGAGCAAACACTGTGACTAGCTACAGCGAGTACGTCGAGCTCGATGTCGACCGCGACGGCGTTGTCCGACCCAAGGGTTACGGGCAAGTCGTCGGCTACGTCGACACTCGGGCGCAGTACAACGAGCGCAACGAAGGTCGCTCGACCGCCAAGGCGCCGTGGACCGCGACCCTCCAAGGTGTCCGGGTCACCGACGGCGAGAGCAGAGCAGACGTCGTGATGTTCGTCACGCACTGCTTCGTCGCCACGAGGCCGACGTTCGAAGCGCCGGCGGCGACGGTGCGACGGATCGGCGGTGCATCGTGACCGCCCGGAAACCGAAGTGCCAAGTGCTGCGGGAGTGGGAACGAGCGACCAGCGACCTCGTGGAGATGCCCGACGAGGCCTACCGCCACGAGACCTACGGCTGGCAGCTGACCTTCGAGACAGCACCTCGTTGCGATGACCGCGAGTGCGAGACGTGTTGGGGCTGGCACGCACCACCGTCCGCCTGACACAACGAAACGAACAAGGGCCCCGCTCCGGCGGGGCCCTCGTCGCGTCCGGACTCGGTCACTCGGTCTCGACATCGTCGGCGGCGCTCTCGCGCTTGGGTTTCGGCTGCACCGCGATCGTGCCGTCCGGTTGTCCGAGTACGACCCACGATGGCGGCAGCCCGTTCAACAGCTCAGCGACGAAGCGAGTGGTGCGGCCGCTCTCGACTTGCACGCCGTTCACTTGGTGAGCGCGACGGAGTCCTCTGCGTCGCCGGCGCCGGGGTCGAGGCAGATGAGCGTGAGCAGTCGGCGCGCTTCCTCGCGGGTAGCGCGATTCGCGAGCGTGTACTCGTTGTCGTTGTCCATCGTGACGACGACGTCCCAGCTTCCGTCGTCATGGATCTTGCAATGCGCTGAGCGAACGTGTTCGAGGTTCACCGCGCCATCGCCGGTGAGCGTGTGTACGAAGCGCGTCATGTTCCGGGTTCCTCCTATGTCAGTAGGGACGAGTGTCCCAAGGGTCGAGCAGAGCGGCGGGCACGAAGTACTCGCCGTCGCGGGCGTACTCCGGGCGCTTGGCGTCACGGGCGAAGCACCAGCCGCGGATGCACAGCCGCGGTGGTGTGCCGGTGACGAGCACGAAGGCGGCGGCGTCGCGGTCACGTTCTCGGATCACGAGCCCGGCGGGGGTCCGGGTCGTGGCGCGCACCTCGAAGCGGCCGACGTCGCCGGCGCCGTGGTCGTTTCCGCCGATGTTGGGATCCCAGTAGATGCCGAGCGCCTTGGCGACGGTCAGCTCACCGAGCGCGCCGGTGATGTGACCGAGGAAGGTGTTGGATCCTGGGATGAGTGGGCGGCGTCCTTGGCGCTTGGCGGTCAGGTCTCGGCCGACGCCGACGAGAGTGGCGTGGCGGACCTCATGCGGAGCGAGGACGACGTCGAGCATCAGAACGTCTCGGGCTCGTCGTCGTCGGGTTCGCGGTCGAGACCCCGCAGTCGCTTCAACATCGCTTGTGCGTGCTCGCGACCGAAGTTCCGCTCGGGTTCGGTCGGCTCGAGGTCGGTTGCTTCGAAGAGCGGGATGTGCGGACGAGGCGGGTCCGGCGGGCGCGCGTTCGCGTCGTTTTGGTCTCGCGCGCGCGCATATCTCTTATCTATCGGGTCGGGTAGGGCGTTACTTCTCACAGGTGTAACGCGTCGCGCGACGCGTCGCGTAACGCCGTTACTGCTCTCGACTCCACGCTTCGCTCGAAACCGCCGAGACCGCTCCGCAGCTGCATCGCGGCGCTCTTGCAGCTCCGCGTGGGAGGGGTTGTAGTCGTGCCAATCGTGCACGAGCAGCGCGCCATCTTGCCCGCGATCGAGCAGACCGGCCGCGACCAGTTTTCTGGCATTTCTGCCGCGTTTTCGCGCATCCGGGCACAGCGCGCGTAACGCGTTACGCGAGAGCAGACCGTCCGTCTCGTTCCTGCCGCAGTACGACAACGCCCGCACGTAGAACGCCAGCGCTCCGTCGCTCAGCGCCAGGATCTTCGGGTGGTCGTAGAAGCGATCATCGAGGCGGACCCACACGGTCAACCCTCGTGCTCCCAGTCGAATGGACGACGACGCCCCGCCACGTCGTCAGGCTCACGATCGACCACACGCACATGCGGCTGCCCCAACGCGAACGGCGTGCCCGGCGGGAGCGGCTTCGCTGCCGGGCGCCGGCGCCGGGCGCGCATGACCCACACGACCATCGCCACCATCACCACGGCAGCGGCGAGCGCCAGCGCCAAGCTCACGGCCCGAACAACGCCAGTCGGCCCGAACCGTGAGCAGCGTCGAGATGCCGCTCCGCCGAGCGATACGTGACGAACGACGCACCACAGTCCGCGCACGTCACCTTCGAGGTCGGACACGAGCGAGCAAGCGATGGCTGGTCGGTCCGGCTCGCCCGTGCCCGACGCGGTCGTGTCTCGCCGGTCACGCGGCGTCGTACCCGCGGCGGCAAGTCCTCCAACCTGACCCGCGCCGTCACAACCGACCCTTCGTGTCGACCACGTCGACCGGAAACGTCAGCTGCTCGACGCGCTCGATAGCGGCGATCGCTTCGAGCTCGTCATCGTCGAGCACGTACGGGCACGACCCCGACTCGCACATCGGGCACGGGCCCACCGCCGCGACCATCTCGTGGAACGCCGCGTCACGCTCACAGATGGCGGCGAGCAGCTCGCCGGCGCTCGCCTCCATCACCCGCGCCCACGCGCTCACGTAACGGCGCACCACGGGCTTGAGGTCGGTGGTCATCCGGTCCGCACCACGACAGACAAGTCGTCAGTGACTTGCACGATCACGACCTCACCGCCCGGGATGCTCAGCTCGACCGCTTCGCGCGCGGTACGGGCAGCGCCTTCGGGCGTGAACCCGGCGGCGAGCAAGCGCGCCATGATGCGCACGATGCGCTGCTCGACCTCTGGCCACAGGCGCGCGTAGCCGGTGCCGTGCTGCTCACGCTCCGGGCGCAGCCAGCCCCGCCGGGTCCAGTAGTCGAGCTGACGGTACGACACGCCGACCGCGCGCGCCCACGGGACTCGGTCATCGGCCCACGGCATCGCGGTCACCGCGTGGCGCGATCCAGCGCCATCCGCCGGCGCTTCATGGCTTGCGCTTCGAGGGTGGCGTCCTCACGCGTGGGGAACGGACCGTCGACCACACCGATGGCGTCGGGCACGTGCGGTCCGTCCTCCAAGTGCTTGAAGATGTACCAACCTTCCTGTCCGACGCCGCGCATCGACACGACGTACAGCGCGAGTAGCTGGTCGTTGGCGTTCATAGCGGCCGGTCCGCGAACTCCAACACCGCGCGGGCATCCTCGACGGACCACTCGTTATGCGACGCGGGCAGCTGCTCCAACGTGATGAAGTGGTCGAGTTCGACGCGCTCGTCACCCTCCGCGTGCTCGTCGTAGGCGATAGCGGAAGCGATCAGCTCGTCGTCGGTGGGCGGTGGCGCCGGCGGCGGATCGTCCTCGTCGTCGTGCGCGGGCGTCGACGTCACGGGTGCCCCGACTTGAGATGAGCCCGTGACGTCGATCACCGCGCCGCCGTCAGTCGCTGGGAGCACCTCGTGCTGCTCGTGGTCGAGAAGGTCCACGAGGTGCGGCGACTGATAGTCGACGGCTTCGGCCCGTTGCAGCTCGGCGCTGACGGGCATGACGTTGTTCAGCGCGCGCACGGCCGACTTGATCGCCATGGCGTCGTAGTGCTCCGACCACACCTTGTCGGTCGTGGCGTGCTTGCGGCGGTCTTCGATCTGCTCGAGGTCCAAGTAGCGGGGCAGCTGGTGACCGTTCGCCAGGAAGCAGATCGCATACGCGCCGATCAGCGGACCCCGTGCGCCCTTCAACGTCGGGCGGTGCAGGATCCCGCCTGCGGAGCCGTAGGTGACCACGCACTCGTCGTTCGTGTAGACCGCGTGCGCGTCGATCGCCGCCACGTCCGGGTGACGAAGCGCGAGCGCGATGTAGCCGCGGTAGCCGATGGTCAGCTGCACCTCGTCGGTGCCGGTCTGCTTCGAGTAGCGCGGGTTGAAGTACACGAGGCCGAGCGGGCCCGGTTCGAGCCCGAGCTGCGCGGCGGTGAGCACGGCACCGAGAAACGAGTCCGGGTCGCACTCCCCGAGCGCCGGGTTCTTGCGCAACTCGGTCTGGATCACCCGAGCGAGACGGTCGGCGCGGATGCTGCGCGGCAACGCTCGCTCGATCTCCGGTCGCAGCTTGTTCAGCAGCGTCACCGCGCCGGCGCCCTTGCGCCGCTTGCGCGTGTGCTGCGCTCGCTCGATCTGTTGTCCCAGCTCGGAAGTCGTCACGATGCCTCCTTGACCAGCAGTCGGCGCACCGATTGCGGACGTTCGTACTTGGCGACGAGGTCGGCGTGATCCGCCCGCAGCGCCGCGGTGTCGAGCGATCGGCGCTCGTGCGCCTTGTACGTCACGGCCTCAATGCCGTCGCACAACGCCACCTCTCGGTCGCCGAGGTAGGCGCGCATGTCCACCTCCGCGCGCGCCAGCACCTCGCCGGTTTCCTTCGCGGCGCCCTTGGCGACCCGGAGTGCGAACAGCAACTCGCGGCCGTGCTCGTCCAGCTCGAAGCCGTCGACGTCGCCGCCCGGAAACGCTTGTGCGAGCGCCGGCGCCTCCGCCGGGTAGCCGAGTCCGGGCGGCGGCACGTCCGCGACAACGTGGCGCCACCAGAACTCGTGCTCGATGTCCAACAGGACAGCGATGTCGGCGTCGTTGCGTTCGACTTCCTCGATGGTCACGCTCATGCCGCCCCGACCGCCCGACAGCGAGCACAGCCACGCGTGATCGCATCCGGTCACAGCGAGGTTGTGCAGCACTTGGATCCGCCAGCGCGTCGCGCGCTCGGGATCGTGCAGCCCGGCGGTCTTCGCTTCGAAGATCCCGAGCGGCTCGCCTTCCACCACGAAGGCCGGACCCGACTCGTACACGAGGCCGTCGAGGTTGCAACGCACGTAGTCGTACTCGGGATGCACCAGTGCCGAGTCGGGCAGCGTGACGAACAAGCCGGTGCGCTCGCTGAACACGTCTCGCAACGTCGGTTCGAGCGCACGGCCGAGCGCCATCGCCTCGCTGTCGCGGGAGTCGCCGGCACGGCCGGTCTTCTCCAGCCAGAGCATCAGCGGCGACCGGAACGGGTCGAGCCCGACCACCGCCGCCGCGTCGGATCCGCCGATACCGTCGCGCCGCTGCGCGACCCACTCGTCACGGTCAGCGCACAGCGGGAGAGTCCGCGCTTGGTAGGTCACGCCGCACCACGCCGATGACGTCGCGTGGTGGAGCTGTCCGGAGCGTCCTTCCCAAGCGCGGACTCGATCGCATCGACGATGGGCGCGAGCACGGCCTCGTCGGTGATCTTCCACGGACGCCCTTGGCGCTCGACGTTGGCGCGCACCCGCTCGACGTTGGCGGCGCGCTGCTCTGGCGTCATGGCGTGGTGCCGTTGGGGTACGGGAACAAGTCAGCGACCGAGCAGTCGAGCGCCCGAGCGAGCCCGAGCCGGTAGCGGTCGCTCACGCTGCGCATCTCGCCGTTCTCCAAGTTCGACAACGATCCCTGGTCCATGCGCGCCGCCTTCGCCACCGCCACCTGCGACAACCCGAGCGACTTGCGGCGCTCCATCACGAGCGCGCCCCACTGCTGATGCAGCCGCACGCTCTCGGCTTCCAGCTGCGCTCTCGTGGGCAGCCAGCGCCGGCGAACCGGAGTGCTCTCAGTCATATGGCGACCTCCGCGGTACGACGATTGACCATATGACCAGCGATCTGACCCGAACAAGAGCGCGGCCGAAGTCGATCTACCACCAGGCGCGCTCTCGCGGATAATGTCCCGCCCACATATGGCGAGTAGCGCACAACCCAAGAAGTCGAGTGGCAGTAACGGGCCGCGCTTCGACCGGCAGGTTCAAGCACTCATGGCGGACTTCGGTCGCGCGATACACCGAGCACGCGGCCGCACCTCGCAAGTCGAGCTGGGCGAACGCACCGGGCTCGACCAGGGCACCATCTCGCTGTACGAGCGCGGCCTACGGATGCCGTCGTTCGAGAACCTCATGCGCGTCGAACAAGCGCTCGGCTTGAACCGTGGTGCGATCGTGCACGCGGTCTACTGCGACCTGCCGACCATTGCCGACCAGCTCGTCAACGACGCCACGCTCCCGCCGGAGTTCCGCAAGGCGGTCGCCACGGTCTACGAATCGCTACACGCTATGGCAGCTGACGACTGATCCCGGCGCCGCCCCGAGCGCGGAAGAGGCGCCCGGCACAGATGAGCACGTCGGTGATCGAGTCGGCGAAGTCGTCGGACGTATCGAGGTAACCGAGTGACCGTGAGCGCTGGCTGGCGTTGTGGGATCGCTCGATGAGCATGACTTCCTTGCGTTCCAGCCACGCGATGCCTTCCTCGTCGGCGTCACAGGGCACGCCTTCGAGGACTCGGACGTAGTCGCGCCACTCGTTCACCGCCTGGCGCATGAAGACCCGGAGCGCTTGCTCGATACGGACCTCGGTAGGGACATCCATCGTCGCCGCAACCCCCCATAGGCGAGTGCTTCGTTGCGGTGCCCCGAACCCAAACGCCACGGGCTACCGGCTGAACCCTGGCGCGCACCGCTGTATAGCGCAGTCATTTACCGTACGTTCGCCGACCTGGCAAGCGACCAGGTCGGCATACGTACATATGTCCCGTTACCGACTGAGTTTGCGCAACCGATGGCGCGGCGGCAGCTCGTCCGCGATCACGATGCGCTCCGGGTCGTAGCGATTGCTCGCACCGACCGGCATGGCGTACACGGTGCCGAGCGCGGCGCCGATGATCGCGTGGCGCTGGTCGACCGTGAGCGTCGGCCACGCAGCGGCGAGCGCACCGGGCTGACCGAGGTACTCGGCCACGGGGCCCTGACCGCCCGACGCGCGCGCCAGCTGCTTCCGCTTCGCTTCGAGCTCGTCACGGTAGTTCGCCGCAATCTCCGCGCCCTGTGCCGGGGTGTACCCGCGTGGGCCCACGAGCTTCGCGATACCGGCGAGGTCTCGCTCGAGGTCGCGGATGTCGGTCACGAGCTTGCGCGTGTCTGACGCGGTCGCCTTCGTCGTGCGCTCTCGGAGCATGGAGGCGACCTTGCCGTTGTCGACCCGGGCGAACACGAGGTCGAGCATGGTCTCCCGCGCGTCCTCGCCCACGATGCTCACCGAGCCGCACCCGCCCTGATCGCGGGTGCAGCGGTACATGCGCTTCGAGGTGCCGTTGGCGGAGCGGGACGAGTAGTGCATGACCGTGCCGCAGTTTCCGCAGTGGAGGACTCCGGACCACTCGTTGCGCTTGCGGGGTCCGACGCCGCGACCCTGTTCGCCCCGAGAGGTGAGCAGGGCCCGCACTCGCTGCCACGTTTCGAGCGGGACGATCTGATGCTGCTTGGCGACGAAGTCGTGACGCTTGACGGGCACGTCATCGACGAGGAAGTAGCCCGCCATGCGCGGTGACGCCAGGATCTTGCGCACTTGATTGACCGACCACGCCGTCGAGCCCCGCCGACCGGCGACACCCTTGTTCTGCATCCACGTGCCGATGTCGCGCAGCGACCGGCCCGTGAGGAACTGCTCGACCATCTGTCGAACGATGCGCGCCTCGGCCGGATAGATCACGCCGTCACGGAAACCGAACCCGGCGCCGCCGGCGTGTGGCACTCCGTTCGCCTTGCGCTGGTCGAGCGTACGCGTGACCCGGCGGTGCACCACCTGAGCCTCGCGCTGCGCGAGCGACACCATGAGGCGAGCCTGGAACTGATCGTCAGCGTCGGAGAGGTCGAGCGCCTTGCCCTTCAACTGACACAGCACCGCTCGGTGCTTGATGAGCAAGTCGAGCTGGTCGTTGCGACGCGTGAGCCGGTCGAGGTTGTACTGGCAGACGTAGTGACCGTTCGCGGTCGCCACCGCCTCGACCATGGCGTCGAACCCCGGACGGGGCTTGTTCGTGTACTCGCTGGCGCCGATCTTGGGGTCGGCGAAGATCCCGGCGACTGGCACGCCGTCGCTGTCGCACTGTTGGACCCAGTCGTGGAGCTGAGCGTCGACGTTCACCGGGTCGCCGTGCTCGTCGTTCGACTTGCGGCCGTACAGCAAGCGGCCTTCGGGATCGCCCCACGCGGGCCCGTGCCACACGTGGTACTTGAGGGCGTGTCGGATTGCTTCGTCAACGTCAGCGATCCCGGCGAGCGTGTTCGACGTGCTGCCGGTTCGCCGCGTGACGTTCTTCTTGGCGAAGGCCTTGGCGCGCCGCTGTGCTGCTCGGTGCGGGGTGCTCACTTGGCACCGCCTTCGAGCCAGGCGAGCGCGTCGGATGCGTTGAGGTTGATCAGCCGCCGTTGCGCGCGGCGACCGCCGGTGCGGGCGTTGCTCACGACGATGCCGAGTCGCTCGGCGGTGAACCGTTCGGCTTCTTCGTAGTGTGACCAGCAGAGGTCCACCTCGAAGCCGCCGCCGGACACGATCAGCACGGCAGGCCACTCACAGCCGGGCGCATCGCAGTAACGAAACGTGGTCTCGATGTTCAGCTTGCGTTGCAATGTTGCTCCTATGTCCACAGCGGGCCGATCCCGCTGGTGGCGTTAGATTACCTCGACCCCGGTCGAGTTCTCCTAACGCCCCATAGGGCCCGGCGGGGCTGGGGCCCTGGAGGATTGCTCCCAGCGATCCTAGGATCGCTCGTCATATGACGGCCGGACATAGGAGCAATCCGTTGCGAGTAAACGAACTCACCTACACCGAGTGCAAGACCTTCGGGCATGCCTGGGACGACGCCCCGCCGAGCACGCCGTCGTCGGTCAAGCGCGGCTTCGTGTTGCGCTGCGACCGCTGCACGACGCTGCGACACGATCACATCGATGTCGTCGGCGAACTCGTCGCTCGGTCATACGACTACCCGGACGACTACGCGTGGGTCGGCGAGAAGCTGAGCAAGGCGGAGCTGCGGCTCGCCATGTTGAAGCAGCGCCGGCGGATCCGGCGCGCGGCATGAGCGCGCCGCAAGGTCACGCCTACTGCTCGGTCTGCAAACACCCGCTCGACTGGTACGAAGCCGAAGGCGCTCCGGGCCGCTGGGTTCACCCGCTGCCCGTTCACCTCGAAGCCAAGCACGAGCCCGTCGTGGTCGAGACCGAGCACTACGACCCGGAAGTGATCGGACATTGCGACTTCTGCAACGAGATAGACCCGCGCTTCGAGTATCCGTGCCGCGACTTCGAGCTGGGGCGCTTGTCGTCGCCGGTCACGCTCGGCGGCATGACCCTCGATGCTCAGCTGAGCGACGGCGCGTGGGCAGCGTGTGACGAGTGCGCCCGCCTGATCGACGCCAGCGACGTCGAGGGGCTCGCCAGGCGGTCCGCACGCAACATGCCGCCCGGCATCGAGCAGTACCTCGTCGCCTTGTACGAGCGCTTCATGCTGTTCCGCACCGGCAAGGGGGTGGCGCTGTGGTGAAGGTCGGCGCACGAGTGCGGCTCGTGCGCTGCAATGACCCCTACACCGAGCTGCGCCCGGGCGCGCTCGGCACCGTCACGTTCGTTGACGACATGGGCACCGTTCACGTCAGCTGGGACGACGGGCACTCGCTCGGCCTGGTGCGCGAGGACGGCGATCGATGGGAGGTGATCGATGACGTGGCCCCGTGACGCGCTGCGCGTCCGCCGCTACCTGAACGGAGCGCTCGAAGGCGAGTACCAGCTCGACCGAAACACCGTCGAGGGCGCCGGCGGGCTCGACGCGCAATGGTGCGCCGATCAGAACGCGGCCGGTAACCGCTTCTCCATCGTGATCGATGACCCCAACGGCGACGTGAACTTCGTCGTGGAGATTGACAACGGAGGTGCTCGATGACTGAGCACGAGCGCCGCACGCTCGATGTCGCGCTGCGCCGCATGGATGCGCTGTTCCGAGCGATCAGCGCGCGCCAGTGGGAGCAGACCGAGTTCTGTTACGACCAAGTGCTCTCGAAGCTCCAACAGCTCGGAGGCGTCCGTGAGCGGTAACAACGGCGAGCTTCGCAACCTCCGAGCAGAGCAATCCGGGCACGCGAGCAGCGCGCTTGACGAGCTGTTCTACGGGAACCTGACCGACAAGCAGCTGGTCGAGGTGGCGGAGCGCATGAGCCGTAACGCCGCGATGTACTCGGCGTCGGCGCGCAAGGCGGTCATCGACGAGCTGCGCCGCCGACTGCTGAGCGACTAGGTCGAGCGCGGGGCGGTGGAGCGGGTCGTGACAGCGACTTCGACGGAACCCACCGCCCCGTGCTCCTGATGGGCGAGCCCGGACAGCGGCGCATAGGAGCTGACACCGCCGCCGGGCTCGACCCGCTAGAACGGTAAGCGATCCAAGAGCGGAGGTGCCCGCCATGGCGCTTACGACGAAGCAGCGCAACGCGCTGCCGCCCTCAGCCTTCCTCGACCGCTCCAACCGTCGCTTCCCGGTGCCGACGAAGCAGCAGGCTCGCCGGGCTCACATCAGCGAGGCGCAGCGAGTCCGCACGCTCCGCAACGCGCTCAGCCGAGCAGCGCAACGCCAAGCACGCGGCGTCAAGAAGGTCACGCCGACGATGGTCGCCCGCAAGGTCAAGTCCCGCGGCGCCGGGCAAGTGCAGAGCGTCGTGCAGCGCCGCGGTCGACCGCTGAACGCATCGACGCGCCACACCCGCGCGCGCTCTCGGATCCGGACGGGCTCGAGGCGACGGCGTCGCCGCTAGCCGCAGTAGTTCGGCGGATCCCAGTTGCACGCACCGCGTCCGCCATCCCACAGCGCCGCGGCCGCGGCGTCCTGTAGCGCGGGTGGCCACTCGGATGCGTTGGTGCCGATCAGCTCCGGGTGCCCGATGCGCGCCGCCATGGCGTTCGCGGTGCCGGGCATGAGTTGGTAGGCGCCGCCGGCGCCGCTCGGGTTGCGGACCGTGTAGGTGCATCGGGACTCGCGCCAGCTGATGTAGGCGGGCACTGCTCCGCACGATCCCGATGTTCGCGGGGTCGAGCGTGGCGTCGTCGTTTCCGCCGGGCGGGCTCGGGCTTGCGTTTCTTGCGTCGCCGTGTTGGCTGCGATCGCCGCTTCGACGTTGTGCCAGTAGGCGAGCCGCCACTGCTCGGCGCGCCAGTGCTCGACCGCGACGAGCCACGCGCCGATGCGGTGCAGCGCATCGTTGGCGACAACCCAAGCGTCGACGGACTCGATGTCACTCGTGCGTTGCCGTTGTGGTGCTCCCGCTGCTGGCGCTGGCGTCGCGGTGACGATGGTGAGCGCGACAATCGCCGCTGTGAGCTTGTAGGGCATTGCGGACTCCTGTTGGCATGGGGACCCGCCCTCTTGCTCTGCCTCACCCGCGTGACAGCGTGGGTGAGGCGCGGTCGTTTACCCGCTCGACGGCGGGTCGGGTTTGTTAGGCCAGTCGTCGTGCTTGCGGCGATCGAGCACGCGCACGACGGACCAGAAGATGGCGAGCACGGCGAGGATGCCCGCTTCGATGTCGACCACGAGGCCTTGCAGCCACGTCGTGTCGCCGTTGGCGCCGATCACGGTCGGATCAGTCCGGTCGGTGCGCCGTGGAAGCGCAGCCCGAACGTGAAGATGCCGCCATCGCGTGCGAGCAGCCAGTAGCCGCCGCCGCTCTGGTCGGTCGACATCGAGATGACCGGAGCGTTGAGGCGGTGACCGCCCATCGAACCGCGGAACGGTGCGGCCCCGAAGGCGAACACGCCACCGTCGGCAGCACACAGCCAGTAGCCGTCGCCTTGGGGCCGCACCGCCATGCCCACGACCGGAGCGCTCAGCTGCTGTCCGCCCATCGAACCGAAGAACGGGGCGCCGCCGTAGGCGAAAACCCCGCCGTCACCGGCGACCACGTAGTAGCCGCCGCGCGGACTTGCGACGATGTCCATGGCACCACGCTCCCAACGAGGGGGTTCGGGTACGGGCGGCGGCGGCGCCGGACCCGGTTGTCCGCCGGCGAGCCGCCGGTTGAGATCAGGGATGCGCGCGCGCAGGTTCCGACCCGCGCACGCGGTGGCGTTGCCCGGCGCTTGTGAGTGATCGCCGCTGATGCGCGGCGACCGGATCGCGCCGGAGTTGAACAGGAAGCGGACGATGTCCACGATGGCGGTTTCGAGCTGCGGGGTCGGCTGCTGCACCTCGAAGTTCCCCATCGCGACGACCGCGTGGCTGATCCCGTTGCGGCCGCCAGTGGCCGCGCTGTCGCGGCCGATGCCGCGCGCTTCGAAGGCGCCGCCGCTCAGGTCAGCGGCAAACGAGTAGCCGATGTCGATGAAGCCGCTGTTGCGCATCGAGCGTTGCAGCGCACGCATCCCGCCGGGCCCTTGCATCCCGGTGCTGGCGGTGTGGTGCAGCCAGCACTCTTGTGTCGGCGTCGCGATGCGCCGAACGGCGGCGGGCACCGCCGGCGGACTCGAACCCCACGCGGCGCGTGGCGTGATCGTCGTCACGCGCTGTCGTCGTCCTCGTCGCCCTCTGTTAGCCCGTCGTCATCAGGCTCGTTCCGTTCCGGGTCTTCGAACTGCGTCGACTCCTCCACTTGCTCGGGAGTCGGCTCGGGCTGCGGTCCGGGTTCGGTCGGTGTCACGGTCGCACCTCCGGTCGGGGAAGTCGAGCACTGAGGCTATGACGCCACGACGTAAACGTCAGGTGATCCTCGCTTGGTAGAACACGACGATGGACAGCACGGTCATCGCGTTGGTCACCAGCGCCCCGGTGAGCGGGTTGATGACTTGGAAGCGAAGCGTCGTCAGCGTCGAGGTGTCGAACGCCAGCCGTCCGAGCATCCACGGGTGCCCGGCGGCGCCACGCACCGGCGACACGATCGCGCCGAGCACACACGAAGGGGTGAAGTCGGCGGTGCCCATACTGAACTCGCCGTTACCGTCCGTGGTCGGCGCGTAGGTGCCCACGATCATCTGCACCGACCGCGTGTTGTCGTAGGGGCCCAGGAACTGACCGCCGCCGCCGACCACGCCACGGTTCGTGATGCTCTGGAACGACACGGGCACGAGCCCGAAGGTGCATTGCGAAGCGAGGTTGGCGCCGGCGGGCACGGTGATGGTGCCGAGGCGGATCCCGAGTCGCCCCACCGTCGCGGACTCGGCGACGAGCACGAGCGACCACTGCGCGCCGTCCGGGTCGATGTCGACCCACACGACATCGACGCGCGAGCCCGAGCCCGGACCGGCAGCGGGGGTCACGGTCACCGGGTCGTGCGTGGCCACGACACATGACGTGCCGTCGCCGGCGCTGATCACCGCGCGGAAGGCGGACACGTTGACGTTCATGCCCGAGCCCGCCGAGAACGTCGGGCGGCGCTGCACGCCGACCTTGGCGTCAGCGAGCGCGGTGATCACCTCGCGGTCGCTGATGGCGTCGTACTCACCCGCCTGTCCCCACATGAGCAACCCGGTGACAGTCATGTCATCCTCCCTAGATCGGCACCGCGTTGCGGCGGAACATTGCGGACTGCTCGGCGCTCACCGCGGCGAGGCGGCGCGAGAGCGTCGGCCGTCCGAGACTCGGCGGCATCGTGACGGTGACGGTCCAACCCACCTTGCCCGAGTCGCAATCGACGTCGAGCCCGGCGAGGCGCCCGTCGATGACCATGCCGTCCGGGTGCAGGCCGTTGCGGACGAACACGAACACGTCGTCGCCCAGGCCGTAGGTGCCGAGCACCGGGTCGGTCTCGAACGTGCTGCCCGCGATCGACAGCGTCGGCGTGTCGTACAGCGTGGAGTTCGTCGCGGCGCGGTCGAGCAGCGTCGCCAAGATGATCACGCCAGGCCACTCGTCGATGTGATCGAGGCGCGGCACGAGCGGCTGCGGCCGGTCGACAATCTGCACCGGCCGGTCCGAGTCGGCGTCACCATCCTCGGGCAGATCACCGACCGCGAACGTGCGAGTCCGCATCAGCTGTCCGTCGTAGGTCACGGTCGGGTCGATGGCGTCGCCGGGCACTATGAAGCCGACCTCGGCGCCCGGGCGCCCCACGCGCGGGTAGGCGATCCGCAACGTCGCTTCGGGTCGAGCACTCACGTTGTCGAGCGCGTACTCCGCGCGGAACTCGGGCCCTTGGATCACTTGCGAGAGGTTCGTCAGCAGGTCCGACCGATAGGGCCCCTCGAGGAACGCATACGAGCGGTCGCGGAGGAAGCCGCTGCCGGGCTCGGTCACGATGGTCATGCCGATGTCTTCGACGGGCTGCGCCAGCGCCCGGGCGATCGCGGTTTGCTCGACTTGGTCGTAGCGGACGCCGCCGGTGACGTCGAGCGCGCGCTTGCCGAGGTAGCCCGACAGCTCGGTCAGCTGCACCGTGACCGTTTGGAGCGACACGTCAACGATCGCGGACGGCATCCCGCACCACAGCGGCACGCCGTCGTAGAACACCCACGCGCGCCACGACCACAACCGCAAGAGGTCGGTGAAGTCGAGCGGCGACTCACTGACGACGAGTTCGAGCTCGCCGGTACCGAAGCCCGACAACGCTTGGCTGTAGTGCAGCCGAGTCGTTTGCATGGGCCCGAGCGGCGTGCCGTCGTAACGGTCCGCCCATACGGTCCACCGGCCGGGCAGCACCGGCGGGTTCGCTTCGGGATGCGCGACGGGCAGCGCTACGCCCACGAGTCCCTCCACTCCAACGTGACCGACCCAGTGCCGGTCGCCACGTACAGCGACCACGGTCGGGCGCCGCGCGCGGGCACCGCCATGGCGCTCGATCCGGCGAGCAGGAACGACGCGCGCGAGTAGCCGCCGGGCGCCGTGGTGGCAAGGGTCTCGGTGTCCACATAGATGGTCACGCCATCAGCGAGTGGCGCCATGACGATGTACGACTGTCCGTCGCTGAGCCGTGACTGTCCGAGCGGACCGCGGTAGGTGGCGAACACCGGCGCGTCCGCCGACCCCCGGTTGGTGAGGGTCGCTCGGTTCGGCACTTGATAGGCGCCGTAGTTCCAGCGGCCGTTCGGCACCGCGGAGGCGCGCACGATGCGCCCGTTGCTCAGCCGCCGGCCGGTCACGGTGAGCGCGTTGGCGCCGTCGCGGTAGTGGCGCGGGTACTCACGGCCGGACGCGCCGATGTATCCGGGCCGCAACGTGACCGAGTTGAGTGACTCGCCGTACTTGCGCGGGTCCACCGCTCGCAGCGGGATCGTGTAGCGAAACGCCATCGGCCCGAGCCATGTTTGCGTGAACTGTCCGTGTGAGCGCACCTCCGCCAGTAGGCGGATCCCGAGGCGCGGGTCGGACACGATCATCGTGGCGGGCACCTTGGCGACCGCGCGCATGGCGAGCTGGTCGTGCACGTCGACGAGGCTGTCCCGAGTGCCGGCGACGAGCACGCCGTGCAGGGTCATCTCGCGCGGCTTGGTGACCTTGGGTCCGAGCACCGCGCCGTCAACGAGGGTCCGCTCCGCATCCTTGGCGTCGGTCTCGGGAGTGCCGTACCAACCCTCGAAGTCCTCCACGATGAGCGTGGTGCCGTCGCCGCGTTCGTCGTTCAGCGCGAGTCCGTCCCATACGACTTCGGGCAGTACGTGTTCGGCGGTCCAGCCCGTGGCGGTCATGGCGCGAGCGAGTCCCCAACGCGCACGAGCGACAGGTGATGCACCGAAGCGTTGCCGCTGGTCGGCGGGTTGCCGGTGTGTACGACACGGAACGTGTCGCCGTCGGCGCACTGGCGCAGCCACGACCCCGAGAGGTAGTTGTTCGGGTTGCCCGGGTTCACGAGCCCGCCGACGACGAGCGCGTGGGTCACGTTCGCGGCGTTGCGCAGCTCGGCCGAGATCGCAGCGACGGTCGGGCTCTGGTAACGCACGGTGAGGTTGATGAGGTACAGCCCGGCGGTGCCGGGCGGCAGCGTGACCGTGTTGTTGGCGAGCCAGGCTGGTCCGCTGATGACGTTGTTGATCGTGAGCACCGAGTTGATGGCCGGTGCGGCGACGCTCGGGCCCTGCACGATGATGCCGCGCGGCCGTATGGGCTCGATGCTCACGAGCCGCCACGCGCCGTTCGCGAACACCGACACTTGCTGCGTCGAGAGCAAGTACGACATCGCGCCTTCATGTGGGAGCGCCCACTGCGCGGTGCGTTCGGCGGGATCGGCGAACACGTTGACCGACTGATCCCACAGCACGTTGCCCCACTCTTGCGAGCGAAGCGGGAACGGTGCGCCGGGGTCACTCGGCGGCGGTATCTGTATGCGGCCCATCAGTCTCCCCAGTTGTCGGTGTCCCAGTTCGCCACGTCCCACAGCGGCAACGCCGCGAGGTCGAGCGTGCCGGTGAGCCCGCCGGCGTCGGTGGCGGTGATCGTGCGCGCGGTGTAGTCGGGCAGCGTGTGTTGCGCGACGGCGCCCTCGGTCGTGGTCGTGCCGTCGCCCCAGTCCCAAGTGATGCTCACGTGACCCATCCGATCTCTCGGTCGACAACGCGCGCGACCTCGCGGCCGTCGATGACGACGGAGGTGCCGTGCTCGGTCGCGGTAGCGATGCGGCGGAGCAGCTCGACCACGGGCCGCATGTCGCCGCCCGCCTCGGATGAGCGGAGCAAGTCGTCCCACTGGCGGGCGCTCAGCACGGGCTCGGGACGTCCGGTGTTGTTCACCGCGATGCTCGCGCCGGGAGGCAGCCAGCCGCCGGAGTCGTAGCCGCGGCCGATGCGCCCCGCCATCCGTCCGAGCGAGTGAGGGTTGGCGCCGTAGTTGTACATCATCCAAGCGATCCCGGCGGCGATGTTGGCGACGGGATCCCAGATGTTGTTCGGCGTCGCAGCGAGTTGCGGGAAGCGGGCGCGCATCGCTTGGAACGTCGGGTCGATGACTTGCATCAGGCCCTTCGACGGCGTGCCCTTCTGCGCGTTGGAGTCGTAGTTGTTGATCGCTCTCGGGTCGAAGTTCGACTCGCTTCGTGCTTGCGCGGTCAGCGCGGCTGACCACACCGCCGGGTTCACGCCCATCACGCGCATGGCGGTCGCCATCCACGAGCCCCAGTCGCCGCCGACCGTCGCGCCGACCGCGGCTTCGGCGGCGAGGTGGAGGTGGTCGCGGTGACCCGCCCACGTCGCCGGACCCCACAGGCCGGGCCCGACGATCTTGCCGTCCTTCACCGACAGTGTCGGGTTGTGGATGCCTTCGAGCAGCGCGGCGGCGAGCGTGTCCTGTACCCACTTGCCCGCGTTGTACATGACGTCCTGGGGTCCGGCGAGGTCGCGCGCCAGGTTCTTCGAGTGGTACGACTTCGTGTCGCCGGGCCGCAACGCGCTTGTCACGCGCAGCGCTGGGAACTGTGCGATCACTTGGCGGACGATGTCGTCGATGCCCATGCCGCCGCCGAAGGTGATCTCGTCCTCCGACTTGCCGCGCACGAACTCCAAGAGCTTGTCGAGCAAGTAGAGCGTGTACTTGCCGAACGCGCCGCCGAACCAGTCGCCGGTGCCGAGTCGGGGCACGATGTGCTTCTCGATGAACGCCCGGAACGGCGCGGTGAACTTCTCGAACGCTTGGTAGGCGGCCCAGCGGATCAGGTTCGTCGCCGCATTGATCGCGTTGCCGCCGAGGTCCACGAGCCCGCCGACGACGCTGCGTCCGATGTCAATCGGGTTCCACGACCAGCGCGCGCCCGGACCGTCGTCGACCATGCCGCCGCGCGCGTAGCGCGGGAGACCTCGCAAGCGGTGGTAGCCGATCGCGCGTGCTTGTTGTTTGGTCAGCACCCACTCGCCGGGCTCGAGGAGCGAGAGCACGCGGTCGCCGCCGCCCCACCCTGGGATGCGACCGCCGGCGGCGAAGCCGGGTATCGGTTTGATGCCGAGTCCGATCTTGTCGAGGATCAGGTTCGCACCCTTGATGAGCGGGTTGATGGCGAAGTCGACAACCCACTTGACCGGCTTGCGCAGCGCCGAGCGGATGCCGTCCCATATCGAGCGGATGGCGTCGACCATCCGGCTCACGACGTCGCGCACGGAGCGGATGCCGTTCTTCATCGCTTCCCACGCGGGCGAGATGAACCGCTCCCATACCGACCGGATCGTGTTACCGACTGCGCCCCACACTCGCTGTATGAGCGCGAAGATCGGATGGATGATGGTGTTCCACGCCCACTGAAGCGCGGTCGTCAGCGCGTTCCACGCGGGCTTGATGATGTTCTCCCAGTAGAACTTGAACGTCGTCGCCACTTGATTCCAGACCCACATGAAGGCGCGGAACAGCGGCTGTATCACGGTCTCCCATGCCCACTTGATCAGCGACCACAGCGCGTTCACGGCGGGCTTGATGACGTTGTCCCACGCCCACTTGAACCCGGTGCTGAGCGCCCACCACGCGGCCCGGAACGTCAGGAACAGCGGCAGCAGCCACAGAGCGATCACGACGCGGAAGATCGCCCACAACACGTTGATGGTCGGCAGGATGATCGCGGCCCACGCCCACTTGATGGCGTTCGCCACCGCGGTCCACACGGTGATGATCGCGGAGAACACCGGGCGCAGCACGGCGTTCCACACCCACGACACGATGGTCCACAGCGCGGTGAAGACCGGCAGCAGCAGCGCTCGCCACACCCACATGAACGCGTTGCCGACCGCGGAGAACACCGCGACGGTCGTGTCACGGAAGAACACGAACGCGGCTACGACGAGCGCGATCGGCCCGAGGATCACGCCCGCGAAGATCACCGCGAGCAGTCGCCAGTTGTCGATGATCCAGTTGATGACCGGACGGATGACCGTGTCGAGCAGCCAGGTAAACGCGGCGGCGATCGCGTTCACGATCGGACTGATGAGGTTCCACGCCCACAAGATGGCGCCCCACACCGCGTTGAAGACCGCCATCACCTTGTCGCGGAAGAGGAAGAACAACCCGGCGGCGATGGCGAGCGGCAGCGCGATCGGCGCCAACAGGATGACGGCGAGCAGCTTCCAGTTGTCGACAATCCAGCCCCATATCGTTGTCCAGTACTCGGCCAGCTTGCGCACCGCGATCACGACCAGCGCGATGGCGGCGACGATGCCGAGGATGATGAGCACGATGGGGTTGATGGACATCGCCCACATCACGGCGTTCCAGATGCCGAAGGCGATGGCGACCGCGGTGGCGCCGTAGGCGAGGGGCTGCAAGATCGGAGCGAGCGCGGTCAGGATCGTGCCGACGACTTCGCCCATGACGACGAGCAGCGGTCCGAGCAACTCGATCATCACGCCGAGCGGACCGATGAGCAGCTCGACGATGTCGAGCATCGGGTACAGCGCTGCTTCCACGAGCTTGATCGCCGGGTCGATGAGCGGTTCGATCGCCCGCACGGCGAACTCGATGATCCTGCCGACGAGGGTGGCGATCGGCGGGAGCAGCGGCGCGATGGCGTCGAGGATGCGGCCGAACAGCTCCACGATGCGCACGAGCATCGGGCCGAGCGACCCGATCGCGCCGACGAGGGCGTCGCCGAGGATGTCCACGACCCGGGTGATGACCGGCATGAGTCGGCCGACGACGGGCAACAGAGCGCCGATCAGTCGCACGAAGACCGGCAGCGCGGCGCGCACGAGCTGCAAGATGACGGTGACGAGCGTGCCGAGCACGCGCCTGCCGAGGTCGAGCAGCGGCCGGACCAACGGCATGACCGCTCCGAGCAGCTGCCCGAACGCGTCACGCACCTCGGGCATCCCGAACGCCAGGCCGAGCAGCCCCGCCGCCACCGGGTTCAGCGAGCCGACCAGCTGACCGAGCACCGGGATGTTGCGCGTCGCGATGCCGCCGGCGAACGTCGCCAGCGCGGCGGCGACCGCCGGGATGATCGGCGCCAGCTCCTTCAACGTGTTGGTGAACCCTTGGATCTGCTCGCTGCCGACGTTGGCGACGAAGTCACGGATGCGCTGGATGACGGTGGCGATCGGTTCGGCGAGCCCCTTGAAGATGTCTTGGATCACCTGCACGACGGGGTAGAACTTGCCGCCCTCGCTGATCGCCGCGGAGAACTCGCGCGTCAGACCGAACGCGGCGCGTCCGACCAACGTGAAGGCGGGTTCGAGCCAGCTGCCCATCGCCTCGCGCAGGTTGGCGATCGGCGCTTGCATCGCGGCCCAGTTGAAGGGCCCTTCCGCCATCATCTTGCCGGCGATCCCGGCGATGTTGCCGGTCTTCTCCATGATGCCGTTGAAGAGCGCTTGCTGTTTCTCGGCGTCGGTCAGCTGGTCGCGGGTCTTGCCGATCTGCTGCGCGAACTTGTCTTGCGCGTCGGTCGCGTTGAGGCCGATCGTGCGGAAGATGGCGAGGTTGGTGTTGCCGGTTTGCAGTCCGTAGATCAGCTCTTGGATGACCTCGTTGCCAGTCTGCCCGGTGGTGACCGCGATGTCCTCGGCTCGTGCGTACAGCTCCCACGCGCGGGTGGCGTCGCCGCCGGTGCGAACGAACTGCATCATCACGCTGCGCGCGTTCTGTGTTGACGAGCCGAGTCCGACCATGCGGCGGATGCCGTCGGTGATGGTCGTGTTGCTCACGCCCATCTGATCGCCCACGAGGCTCAGCGCGTTGTTGAACTGCATCGCCTTCGTGTACGTCTGCGCGTTGGCGGCGGCGAAGCCGACGATGGCGGTGGTGGCGAGCCCGGCGCCGACCGTTGCGGCCTTGCCCATCCCGAGCAGCGCGGTGCCGACCTTCTCCAACCCGGCGGTCGAGACCTTGCCGAGCGCGCCGCCGATCTTGCCCGCGATCGACCGACCGGCGCTGTCGGCTTCGCCCTCCATGCCCCGGCGAGGGATCAGGTCACGACCGCCGCCCGTGGCGCGGCTGATGTCGGTACCGAGCTGGCGACCCGCGTCGCGACCGACTCCGGACAGCGACCGCGACATCTCTCGGCTGATCTGACGTTGGAAGCCGACGAACGACGGCTGGATCTGTACGAAGGCCTGACCAACGAAGCCGTCAGCCACGGGAGCCCTCCAACGCCATCATCGAGCGCGTGAAGTCGGACCAGCTGACCTTGCCGTCACCCGCGCTGTCGCTCGCCTTCGAGCGCCGGCGGGCGCCGGGCCGCTGCATCGGCTCGGGTCGAGCAACATGCTTGGCACCGGCCGCGCGCGCGGTCAGCCAGGTCAGTTGTCGGACCTCGTCGATGAGCACGGCGAGTAAGTGCTCCGTGATCGACCACGATGCGACGTGGTCGGAGTCAGGCCACGTTCCTGGCGGCAACGCCGAGAGCGCGAGCGCGACCCGCCGCAACGACACGGAGTCGTCCAGCACGTCGATGTTGTAGGCGCGCAGCAGCGCTAGTTCTACCTTCGGGTCAGCTCGCGCACGCGCGGCTTCGATGAGAGCTGACCCCTGTCGAAACCCGACCACTTGGCGAGCGCTTCGAAGAGCGCTTCGACCTCACCGAAGCGCCAGTCGTAGGAGTTGAACAGCAACGCTTGTTCGGGCCCGAGCAGCTGGCGGATGCCTTCGACGATGTCGCCTTCGGCGAAGCAGTTCTGTGCTTCGAGGGTCCACTGCTTCTGTTCGGGGAAGTCGACGGCGTCGACCTCGAGGGTGCCGTCGTCGAGCTCGCGGACGCCGAGCTCGACGTGGAACAGTTTGTGCGTTGCTTCTGCGTGCGCGGCTCGGTACCCGGCGAGGTCGAACCCCGCCGGCTCCGTGCCGTTGGTGGCGGTCACTTAGGACTCCGGGGTGTAGCCGCCGTTCCCAGCGGACACGGTCTGCGGGCTCTGATGTGCTTGGGCGGAAGCGGGCTCGGCGCCGCTGCCGAGGATGCGTCCCATGACGCGCACGAGACGCCCTTGGGTTTCGAGTGCCGAGAACGTCACGTCGAGCAGCGCCGCGCTCGACCGCTGGAACTGCATGTCACCGGCGGCGTTCAGCTGCACGCGCGGGAAGATGATGCGCGCTTCGTTGTCGCCATCCTTGACGTCGAGGCCGATCTGATGACGGCGACCCGCTTGGTCGGAACGCACGTCGAACGCGAACGTGCCGTCCGGCTGCATCGTCGGTTCCTCGATGTCCCAGTACAGGGCGAGGTTGAGGCTGTTCCACTGCATGAGCTGGAACTGCACGGTGACGGTGCGGCCGGTGATCACGCTTCGCAGCGCGCCGAGCGCTTGCCAGCCGCGGATGTCTTCGGTGTCGGTGGAGGTGCTGACGGTGGGTCCGTCCTCGCTGGCGTAGCCGAGTGACGACCACCCTTCACCGAACTCGGTGTCGATGTCTTGCGGGTACTCGGCGGTCATATCCGCGATCCAGAGACCCGGACCGCGCGCGATACCGACGACGAGCTGGTCGGCATCGAGTCCGCTGGGCTGGGGTTCGGTCTGTGTCATTGCGTTCTCCTATCGCATAGGTGCTTGTTGGTGGATCGTGAGGGTCACCGTTGTCACGCAGCGGTAGACCCCTTGCGCGGTGCTGGCGTCCTGGTCGACGAAGAGCCCGGAGGTCTCGTCACAAGCAGCCAGCGCGAAGCGGATGCCGTCACCGAAGCTGATCGTGTCGCCTTCGGACGACTTCAAGTAGGCGACGGTGTCGAGCACGAGGTTGATCGCCTCTTGGCGCCGCACCGACCACGCGTTGATATCGACGCGGGGTCGCTCGATAGCGCCCGGTGGCCAGTCGGCGATGCCGCCGGCGCGTATCGCGGACACGGACGGCAGTCGCTCGACTCCCGGAAACGTCGGGTCGACTCGCACGCCCGTGCCCGCGAACGCCCGTTGCAGCATCGAGCGGAGCGCAAGCTCGATGTCCACTCCGGGCCGGATCCGAGTGATGAGGCGCGGGCTCACCGGCGCGACAGCTTCCGGTTCGGATCCTGGGAGCGCAGCCAGTCGAGCGCGTGATTGAGTGGCCGCAACGCCAGCTGCGGACGGCCGAGCGGCCCGTACTCCTGCATGAGCGCGCGCGGCGCAGTGTTCACAACGTTCGCCGCTTGGCGACCGCGGAAGCCCGTCGTCGCCATCACGCGGATGGCGCCGGGCGGTGATGCGTAGGCGCGCGCGACGTCGGCGGTGCGTTGCGCCACGCCGACCATGAAGCGCGACATCTCGGCGGAGCGGAGCAGCTGCTCGACTCCGGAACCGGCGCCGACGTTCATGCGGTATTCGACGCTCATATCGGGTAGCTCCCCGAGAACCGCACCCCGGTCATCGCACCGACCGCGGGCACCATCGGATCAAGAATCATCACCGACCCCGACGAGAAGTTGACCGTCGCCGACACGACCGCCCGCACCGTCGCGCTCATCGCCAGCATGTCGACGTAACGATGGTTTCCGGGTCGCCACTCGGCGGGCAGCGTCATCAGCGTGAGCGACCCGCTCGCGAAGGCCAGGCTCGGCAACGTCAACGCGCCTTGCAGATAGACGAAGTTGCCGACGCGGGCGATCGACGGTGGCGGCGACCCGGCTGTGATGCCCGCGGCGGTGTAACCCGCGGTCACGACGTTCGTCCATACGAGCGGCCCAGCCAGCTGCGTCCATGCCGTCCACGTCGAGCCGACGAACCCCCGCCAAAACAACATCGGCGTCGGGCTGCCGCCCACCCAAAACTGCGAAGTGGGTTGCGAGGCCGCGCCATGCCACGTCGTCATCACGATGCCGTTCGCCGCGACCGGCGCGTTCAGCGTCGACGCGTTCGTCTGCCACGCCCCGTTGTGTGCGAGCAATGCGTTGCAGTCGGCGACGGGATAACGGTCGCCGAGCACACTGGTCCACGGTCGCCACGCGCCGCCCGTACATGAGCGGATCCACAAGCGCGACGGATCTCCCGCCGCGCCCGTGTTGCGCATCTGCCACACCTGCACGAGTTCGGTCGAGCTCTGTGCCGCGACGGTGAGCGTGCCGGACACGGCGGGCGCGGTGGCTTGGCCGAGGAAGGGCGGGCCGTTCGTTGCGAACTCGTTGATCTGATAGAAGCCGCTCGCCGTGCACGCGTTGAAGTCGGTTGCGACCGTGGCACTGACCGCCCCGAACGCCGGGTTCGCCCAGTCGATGACGCCCGCCGCGAAGCCGGTGCGCGTCAGCACCTGACCCATCGTTCCGCCCGTCGGCACACCGGGGCCCGGCGGACCTTGCTCACCCGCTGGGATCCCGAACACGAACAGCTTCGCCGTGTCGGGGCCCGACGCCGTGACCGTGGGCGCGGAACCGGCGGCGAGCCCCGACGCGGTCGGTGTGCCGAACCCGGCGGCGGCGCCGGGCGGTCCCGCCACACGCCGATG